TTTAGCAGCCCTAGCTTCAGCAGCTTTATCTGCCCTTTCTTTTGCAATCTTCTTTTCTTCTCGTTCAGCCGCTTCAATAATGGCCCGTCTTCTTTGAGCCTCAACAGCGGCTTTTTTAGCTTCAGCGGCTTTCTTCGCTTCGGCAGCTCTTTTAGCTTCAGCCGCTCTTTCTTTTTCCGCTTCTGCTTTTTTTGCTCTAGCTGCTTCAATAACAGCTCGTCTTCTTGAAGCTTCAATAGCCGCTTTCTTCGCCTCAGCCGCTTTCTTCGCCTCAGCGGCTTTTTTAGCTTCAGCTATTCTTTTTGCGTCTGCTATTCTTTTGGCGGCAGCGGCTTTTTTAGCGTCTGCTATTCTCTTAGCTTCGGCGGCTTTCTTCGCCTCAGCGGCTTTTTTAGCGTCTGCTATTCTCTTGGCTTCAGCAGCTCTTTTTGCTTCAGCAATCCTTTTTGCTTCAGCGGCCTTCTTGGCGTCGGCTATTCTCTTCGCTTCGGCAGCTCTCTTAGCGTCTGCGGCTCTCTTCGCTTCGGCAGCTCTCTTCGCTTCGGCCGCTTCTGCCGCTCTCTTCGCTTCAGCAATTCTTTTAGCTTCAGCGGCTCTTGACGCGGATGATGGGCCTGTTTTTACTGTTCCTAATTTAGTAGTTTTAACAGGCGTAGATCTTCTTGGAGCAACTTTAGTTGTGCTTCTAGGAACTACACCAGCTCCTCTTTCTATAGAAGACGGTCTTACGCTTCTTCTGCGTGGTGCCATTAGTAAAAGCTCCTCATAATTCCACCGCCAAATCCGCCCATCATTTGTTGAAAACCACCGCCCATTTGCTGCGGTTGTTGTCTTTGATTCATTTGACCACCAAACGGACTTGGTCCAGCATTTTGATATTGCGGCTGTCTTTGTGGTTGATCGTACATGCCGCCCATACCACCACCGTAACCACCTTGCATACCGCCCCCAAACATTGGAGGTCTTTGAGGCATTCCATAACCACCACCGTATCCCCCGCCGAACATCGGAGGTTGTGGCGCATACATACCACCAAACCCACCAAAGCCTCCTCCGTATCCACCACCATAACCTCCGCCATAACCTCCGCCATAACCTGGTTGGGGCATTGGTTGAGGATAAGGCATTCTTGGTTGAGGATAAGGCATTCTTGGTTGAGGATAAGGCATTGGTTGCGGTTGTCGGTATCCGCCGCCCATGCCATAGTTTTGAGGCATCATTGGCTGTGCAAAAGGTCCACTGAACTGCATGCCTGGAAAGCGATTGCCATAACCTTGATTAGGCTGTGGCATTCTTTGTCGAGGCATTTTTGCTTCAAATGTGGTTTTATAATTGCTTAGAGAATCTTGCAGTCTAGGTGAATAACCGACTTGCTCTCTTTTTATAGTCGTTTGTGGCAATTGCCCTCTTCGCTGCATTTGTCTATTCAAAGCATCATGCCCAGCCTCCCGTCGCAGGGGTTGTTGAGGACCCTGCGGTTGGTAAAACTCTGAACGTTGCCTAATATCCGGGATGAATCGGCTTGGCATCGGAGGCGGATTGCGCTTCTCGCCAAAAAGCCGACCCTCGAACTGTTGATCTTGCCTGTACATATCCTGAGGACCGCCGCCAAATCCACCGCCATTTCTTTGAAGGTTTCCGCCAAAAAGTTTTTTTAACGAATCGTATGGATTTTGCTGTTGAAAGCCTCTCGGAGACCCTTCAAGAGCCCCGCCCGTACCGCGTGGATCGAACACTGTAAATTCTGGATTATATTCAGGATTTTTATCGTAAAAACTATTTCTGTCGCTTTCGCTTAATTTGCTAATTTGTTCTTTAATTTTTTTATTAAAATCTATTCCTTCTTGTTCTGTAGGCCTCCTAACGCCCCTACCGAACATATCGATATCCTCTTGGATACGTTCTAAAGGACTTAGATTTTGTTGAATAACAAAAGGATTAAACTGGCTCATTAGAATACGCCTTCGAACTTAGTCCCTCGCTGTGCATCACCGCCACCTCGAGACTTACCTTTGCCCATTCCAGGCTTAGGTGATGCAGAAGCAGATACAGAATCAATAGACGCGTACTTAACGCGGCCTTGATCCTTAACAGTGAATCCGCCTTTGTCTACCTTTGGATCTTTAAAGCTTGTGGTTCTTTTAATCATGATTAGTTCCCAAATATGTTTTTGGTCATTCTTTCGGCTACGTTAGCCATTTGTATAGACTCTTGTAACCTTAGTCTATCTTGAGCGGTTTTGTTCTTCATGTCAGCAATGTCTGCCTGAAGATCCATGCGCTCTTGATCCATAGCATAATCTTTATCGATTCGATCTTCATCCATTTCCATACGTTGCTGAGCTTCCATGGCTTTTCTTTGAACATCTTTAGCCTTGATATCAAGCTCTTCTCGACGCAACTCAACAAGCGGATCGTTCGTATCTTCTGCCTCAAAGATCGGCGCAATCTTTTCAAGCATGTCAGCCGTAATCTGAGCAACCTTAGACTCAATCATTGCCTGCATTGGATTAGGTGGTGGTGGTCCCATGGGCGCTCCCCCTTGCGGAGGAGCCAGTGAAGGGCTGGCACCTGGAGGACCACTCGGAGGGCCACCCATGGGTCCACCTAACTGAGGCGGAGCCATTCCTGGAGGTGGCCCCATCATTTGCATTTGTTGCTGCATCTGCTGCACTTCTGGGTCCTGCATAGCTTGCTGTCGTGCCATTAGATCAATATGCCCGTAAACATGCGCTTGAATCATAGCGCGAAGTTGAGGATTTGTCTTAACAACAGCAGAGTTATATACCGTGATGTGCGAGTCAATGTGCGCTTGATGATCTTGATCAGGAAACGGTGTCGCTGGCTGCATCATCATAAAGTTAGCATTTTCCATAGCCGGTGCAACTGGCATAGGCTGTGGTGGCGGAGGGGGAGGCGGTAGAATCTGTTCTACTTGCTGTACACCCATTGCCTCATACATACGCTTGTAAGCGTTGTACATACCCATAGGACCATGGATTTCAGGGTTAGCCTGCACCATTCTCAACATTTCTTGAGACAACATTACACGCTGGCTCATAGAGAATATGTTGGGGTCACTTACAGGAATAATATCTATTCGGTCATCAAAGTCTTGCTGAATCAGACCTGGGTTACCATTAGCCACCATGTATGGATACGCGGCTGGTAAGTTCTCTTTAAACGTTCGCGCAAGAAGATTAAATTCAATGCGCTGCGAATAATGCAATCTTTTATGAATCGCGCTCATTACGCGACTACCACGCTCTAGTAACGCAACAGTCGTACCAACAGGCGCTTCTTGATTGCCATCTCCAACTTGCATATCACCAATAGAGGCGAATCGCTTACCGGCTTCAACCAGCATACCAAGCAAGTTTAGGAGGGTGCCGCTAGGTTCCTTAAACGGCAGAGGCATTAACGCATCACGCAATGAGCCTCCTGGCGCATCCATGTCTCTGAACTCACCTGGCTGTAAAGGCACATCGCTATCGCGAATACGAATACCACGGGCTTTAAAACCAGCGGGTAAGTTCGCCAAAGTGCCTGCATCAATCAACTGCCGAAGCAATGAGGTCGCCCCACGGGACAACCCACCGATCATATGCGTTAGCCCGAAACCATAAAAGCCGACACCAGGAAGAAACTTGTAATGAACAAAATAATCAATCCGCTTACGCATAGGATCGTTTTGATCGTAGTTCCTTCGAATGGATAGAATTTGAGATTCGCTTTGAGAGATAGTAACAATGTACGGAAGCTTGATACCAGTTTCTTCACCATCGGCATCAATATCTTCATAACCTTCGATGTCGAGTTCGACATGCATTTCAAGGATTTCACACTCATCAGAGCTAGAGTTGCCAGACGGCTTAACGCCTTGTAGTTCATCTAATTCCTCCTCTATGTCACTGTCAGAACCAATGTTCGCAGTTCTGTTAGACATATTGGTTTTTCGATAAAAGCCTGTTTGTTGAAGCTTTTTAACGTCATTGATTGACATATCAACAACGTGCGTAATACGGACAGCACTATCTAAACTGCTGGCGCCATAAGGCACAACCAAGTTTTCTGAAGGAATAAACCTAGAGACAGGTCTTCCCAGCGTTTGATCAAAATGAACCTTACGGAATGCACTACCAGACAGCGGCAGATAAAACAGCATCTGGTCGGTTTCAGGATCATATTCCTTCATGACCTGTGTAATTTGGTAGTTCATGTACTCTTGTACACGCGCAGCCTGGAGGTCGGTTTGTGGAGTACCCAGTCCAACGACTTGAGTCTTTACTGGACCCCCAGGCGGCAGCATTTCTTTATATGCTTGCGCCTGAAACTGCGTAACGCTTTCCGCTAAAAGCGGATGCACAATACCGGAAGCACCCTCAAAAGGTTCGCTTCGTTCTTCAAATTTCATTCCGAGGAACTCAAGTCCTTCTCGGTAGGTCTGTTCCCATTCCTTTCTAGACGACAAGTCATCTTTGTAATCGGCAATGCAGTCGTTATACAAAGATCTCAATGTAGAACGATCAAGAACCTCAGCGAGGTTTTCATAAAAATCGTCGCCTTCAGCCATTATATCGGGGGGCGGCATACCAATTAACATAGTCCCGTCATCAAGGGTTTCTATGTCATCATCTTCGCTAAAACCAGATCCTAAGATCTCATCAAAAGAATCATCCTCAACATCAACTTGGATTTCTTTTGAGTTGTCTTCTATCTTAAGTTCTTGAATATCAACGTCATCAACACCGCGCTCAATAGCCATGTGTTAGCCCCACTTCCTTTCCCACTTCGTCATCGAAGTTGGTTTCTTTTTAACCTTGACCTTGGCTTTTGGCTTGCGAACAGCACCACCTTTCTTCATCTTCAACGTGCGAGGGCTTTCTTTTTCAGGAAAAAGCTCTTCAAGATCGTCGTCTTTCTTGCCCTTCTTGATCATGATCATGATCGAACCTTTTCTCTCGGGCATTTCTTCTGTCAAATAATCCATAAGCTCATCTTCATTCTCACGAAGATCTTCAAGCAATGAATCATCCTCAGAGCCCTCAAGAAGGCGCATGACTTTTTTGTACATATCGGTGTTGGACTTCATCTAATTATTCCTTGTCCGCATACAAGTTATCAAAAACCTGATTTACGTCTAGCGTATAGTCTAAATCAGACTTGCTGTAATGAATATGCTGTGAAGGCTTAAAGTCTGGCGCACCTTCACCTGTCTCAAACCAAGCAGGGTGCGTAACTCTAACCCTGTTATTGGGTAACGCTACAATATTTCCGGTCCATTCGCCAGCATCAAGCAACTCAAGAACATGCGATTGCTTGTGTTGCGCCGGATCATCCGCGATCTCATTCTCCGCGTAGTCTACCGTAAAAAGGTATTTCGCAGGATAAAATTCACCATCGATCTTAGCGAGCCAAGGACAAGGTGTGCAGCGATCAAGCACATAAACAGCGTGATGATGAGAACTGCAATCCCAAGGTTGAGCAGCCCAGACAGGCATCGGCTCAGGCCATTCTTCAAACGGCGTATCAGCGACCAGCGCGGTAATAGGCATTCTTGCCCACATGGCGCCACCGTGTACGTTAGGTTCATCTTCATCAACTTCGCATCCAGTAAAAATAACTTGAAACGAAAGACATCGAGTAGGCATGGTAGTCACGGCGATAACCATAGCGTGTAAAAACTCGCCATGGTATCGCTCATGATTAACCGTGTATTCCCTTCTTACCCACGCTTTAAAGTGTGGGATATTGCTTTGGAGATAGGCCATGCTTAACGCATAGCCTTGCCAAACCCTCGTTTAGCCGCACCAACTCCGCGAGCTTTCTTTCTGCCCACAGACCCACCCTTCTTGTAACCAGGTGGCATCATACCGCCCATCTTGCCGCCCTTTGAAGCCATCTTAGACTTCATGGACATACCGCCCATCTTCATGCGGCGAGGACCAGTTCCTCTTGCACCAGCTTGTCTTCGAGCTTTCTTTGCATCTTTCGCTGCGTTCAAGTCGCCGTACATGCTAGTTAATCGCTTTACTTCAGCAGGATTTTGTCCGGTTTGATTCGCGTATGCCTGAGCTTGGCGCAACAAACTCTGTTGAGAAGAGCTTAACTTAGGCGG